TGAAAATCAAATTAAAAAAATCTACGTAGAAAAACAGGGATCTGGTTATAATACTACCGACGCTGAATTGGATATTTTAGGTGATGGTGTAGGTGGAAAGGCAGTTGTGAATGTAGTTGGTGGTAAAATTACTTCAGCAACTGTTTCTGCGGGTGGAAATGGATATACGTATGGAAGAGTTGATTTATCTACTATCAACTCAGGTGCTACTGGTTTTGCACACCTAATTCCAATTATTCCCCCATCTAGAGGGCATGGATACAATGTATATGAAGAATTGGGAACTGATCGTGTTTTAGTCTATGCTCGTTTTGATGCATCTACTAGAGACTTCCCATTAGATACAAGATTTGCACAAATCGGAATCACAAAAAATCCAAGTAGAGTTGGAACAGCATCTTCCGTATTCAAAGAAAGTCAGTTTTCCAATCTTGGTGGATTTAAACTATCTTCAGTTTCAAATGCAGAAGACGCAAATCCTGGAAATAAAATTTTCCAAACAGTAAGTGGAGTTGGAACTGCAACTGGATATCTTGCTTCTTATGATACAGAAACTCAAGTTTTAAAATACTTCCAAGATAGAAGTTTGTATTTTAATGCTGGTTCATATGATCAAAAAGATTCTAAGAGTGTTTTATCTGAAGCAAAAAAAGTTGTTTTTTCAAAAGATGGTGGAACAGTAACCTCAACAAATAGTTTTAGTGGAACAATCGATCAAGATTTCACTGGAATTACAACAGCAGTTACTTCAACTAAAAACGTAAATTTAGCAACTCAATTTACAAATGGGGTTGCTCTTCCTGAGATAAATAAAGGATCAGGGGATATTATCTACCTTGATAATAGACCTCGTGTCTCAAGAAACCCACGACAAAAAGAAGATATTAAAATAGTACTGGAATTCTAAAATGTCACAAAAAACAAACTTAAATGTTTCCCCATATTATGATGACTTTGATTCCAATAGTAATTACTATAGGGTTCTTTTCAAACCAGGATTTCCAGTTCAATCCAGAGAACTGAGTGTTTTACAGTCAATATTACAAAACCAAATTAAATCATTTGGTAATCACATCTTTAAAGATGGATCTATTGTAATTCCAGGAAATATATCATATAACTCGTCATATTATGCTGTAAAAATTAACCCAACACACGTTGGTCTAAGTGTTGGTCTATATCTTGAGCAGTTAATTGGTAAGAGAATTAAAGGACAAACTTCTCAAATTACAGGAGTTGTTCAAAATGTTGTAAAAAATACTGAATCTATAACTGACGATTATACATTATATGTAAAATATATCACGTCAGATTCTGCATTTAACGTTTCACAATTTACGGATGCAGAAACCCTTGTTACCTTGGATAGTGTAACATATGGAAATACTACAATATCTTCTGGTGATACTTTTGCAACATTAATTAATTCAGAAGCAACATTCACTGCATCTGCGGTTTCTATTTCTGATGGTGTTTACTATATTAGAGGTCATTTTGTAAATGTTGCCGAAGATACTATAATTCTAGACCAATATTCTAATACACCTTCATATAGAGTTGGTCTATCAATTTCAGAATCAATTATTGACGCACAAGCAGATAATTCTTTATATGATAATGCTAGAGGATTCTCAAACTATGCTGCTCCAGGTGCAGATAGATTGAGAATTTCCACAAAATTATCCAAAAAAAGATTAACTGATACTGACGATAAAGATTTTGTTGAAATCTTAAGAGTATCTGATGGTGTAGTTAAAAAAATTCAAGATACTAATCAGTATTCAGAAATTAAAGAGTATATTGCTAAGAGAACTTTTGAAGAATCTGGTAATTATGCTGTAGATCCTTTCAACATTGAAGTAGAAAATTCACTCAATGATAGATTGGGATCTGATGGTGTTTTCTTTCCTGGTCAAATTACAGAGAAAGGAAATACACCTACAGAAGACCTCCTAGCAATTAAGGTTTCTCCTGGAAAAGCATATGTTCGTGGATATGATGTTGAGAAAACATCCACAACTATTCTAGATGTAGCAAAAACAAGAACTACGAGAACTGTTGCAACATCTTCTATTCCCTTCACTATGGGAAATAGATTGAGACTGAATAATGTTTCGGGTACTCCTGCAATTGGTCTTAATTTAAATAATAATCACATTATTGAATTATTTAATAGAAGACATAATCCATCAGATACAAATGCCGGAACTGGTTTAAAAGTTGGAACGGCAAGGGCATATTCTTTTGATCTCGCAGATTCTGATATTTCAGATACAAGAAATGTTTGGGATTTATTCCTCTGGGATATTCAAACATATACGATATTGACTTTTAGTAGTGGTGCATCTCTTGCCGAGATTCCAGTTGGATCATATATTGAAGGTGTCAATAGTGGTGCTAGTGGATATGTTGCATCTCATGTTGGTAGTGAATTTTCATTAGAGCAAACATCTGGATCATTTACTGTAGGTGAACAAGTAACTATTAATGGAAGTCCTGCTCTCAGTAGAGCAATCGTAAAGATAAAAGTTTTTGGTATCCAAGATATAAAATCAGTATTTCAAACAACAACTAATACAAGTCTTGTTACAGCATTTCATGGTGATGCTTTCTTAACCGAAAGCGTTTTACCAAACTTTAGTTCTACTGATATTATATCAATTGCACCTACAACTGGTATTTCAACAGTTGCAGGTAGAAATTTTGTAGGTGTTAAAACAGATAGTATTATTCAGTATACTGTTAATGGACAAAATCTTCCAAACTTTAACAGAATTACTGGCATTGCAACAGATGGAACATCAATCACTTTAGCAGCTACTCACAGCGTTGCTGGGATAAACAATGCAGCACTCACTGCTGGTAATTACACGTTCAAAGTTCTTACTCCAGATATTGCTGATACTGATAGAGCTAAACTTTATTCAAATCTTAATACCAGTAATATTTCGAATGTTTCTCTAACCAACTCAGATCTAATAGTAAGAAGGCAGGCAATATCACAATCTTCGGATAATAATGGTTCTATAACTCTTAATAAATCTGATATTGGAATCTCTAGTTCTTTCTTTGAACCATATGCATTGAACAGATATTCAGTTATATATTCTACTGGAATTTCTGCAGATCTTGCTCCTGAGCAAGTCGTAGTTTCTGGTGATGGTGAAAGTGTTACATTGAATGGATTGATTGCAAATCAATCGAATGTTTTTGTAAATGCCACTGCAAAGAAAGTTTCAGTTTTAAGTAAGAAAAAAAATTATATTAGAAGTGAAAAACTAGAAATTGCAAATAGTGCAAATAGTGCTCTTGCAACTGAATCAGGATTAACTCAAAATAATTTCCACGGTCTTCGTATTGAAGACAGGGAAATTTCTTTAAATGTCCCTGATGTTAATAAAGTTATTGCTATCTACGAATCTGTAGATAGTGGAAGTGTTATCTTTGATAAACTTACATTTGGATCTGGTCTAAGTCTTGATACCGCATCTATTTTGGGTGAAAAAATTATTGGACAGGGTAGTGGAGCTGTTGGACAAGTTGTTACTAGATCCTCATCAACAGAAGTTGAATTTGTTTATCTAAATGCAAATAAATTCTCACCAAACGAATCCGTTACTTTTGAAGAGTCTAATATAAGATCATCAATTCTTGCAGTTAATAATGGAACATATGTTAACAAAACGAATGATTATGTATTAGATAAAGGGCAAAGAGATCAATATTATGATTATTCTAGAATTGTAAGAAAATCCGATTTTTATATTCCATCTAGAAGGTTGACTATAATTTATGATTATTATTTGGTGCCTTCAAGTGATTCTGGAGATGTTTATACCGTCAACAGTTATGGAACAGAGAGGTATGGTAAAGATATTCCACTCCTTTCGGGTAATATTAGGGCAACTAATATCTTAGATTTTAGACCAAGAGTTGCACCATTTACCTCTACCACAGCATCACCATTTGTATTTGGAAGTAGAGATTTTTCTACACTTGGAGCAAACTCTTCATTAGTTATTGCACCTAATGAGTCTTTCAGTGTTGGATACTCACATTATTTACCAAGAATTGATAAAGTAGTATTGAAAAGGAATGGTGAAGTTTCTCTAATTAGAGGTGTTGCATCAACTAATCCAGTTGAACCAACTTCTATTGACGAATCTATGGATCTGGGAACTATTGAGTTACCAGCATATCTTTACGACCCAGATGATGCAAAGATTACTCTTACTAATAATAAGAGATATACAATGCAGGATCTTCGCAAACTTGAAGATCGTATTGAAAACGTAGAAGAATTAACTTCATTAACTTTACTAGAATTAGATACAAAATCACTTCAAGTTAGAGATATTGATGGACTTGATAAATTTAAATCTGGTTTCTTTGTCGACAACTTTAAAGGAACTAAATTTATCAATACTGAAGATCCAGATGCAAATTCTACTATTGATAAAAGTAAGACTGAGTTGAGATCTGATTTAGTATTCAGTTCATTAAAGTCCAGAGTATCTCCAATATCAACCGAAGATTTATCTACATTAGATTTTTCATCAGACTTCACTTTAAGTGATCCTAGTGTTAAGAAGACGGGTGATCTTGTCACTTTGAATTATTCTTCAGTTGAATGGACTGATGTGCAACAGTCTTTTGCAACCAAAGATCAAAAAGTAAATCCTTTTGGAGTTGAAAACTTTAATGGTGTTGTAAAACTTACTCCATCTTCGGATACTTGGGCAAGGACATTAAATGTTCAAGCAGGAAAAATTTTAAGATCACAAAGTGATTGGTCCAATACTTATATCAGTAATTTAATTACTAGTTCTGAAGTAAACAATAAACTAAGATCAAGAAATATTGCTTTCGAAGCAAGTGGTCTACAGCCATCAACAAATCATTATTCATTCTTTGGTGGAAGTTCTAATATAGATGTTATTCCAAAACTTCTACAAGTAACAATGTCTTCTGGATCCTTCCAAGCAGGTGAAATTGTATATGGATATCAAGATGGAAGAAAGGTAAGTGCGTTCAGATTGGCAAATGCCAATCATAAATCTGGTCCTTATCTAAATCCAACAGAAGTTTACAGTAAAAATCCATATTCACCATCACTTGATATTGCAACAGTCTATTCATCATCTTCCCCATTAATCAACGTTGATCTAATGTCACTTGCTGATGATGGTGATGGAAGATTTTATGGATATGCATCTCAAAATATGATTCTAGTTGGTGAATCTAGTTCTGCACAGGCAACAGTTTCTGGACAATCATTAACAACTGATGTAGTTGGTGATTTAAATGGTTGTTTATTCATCAGAAATCCACTGACTTCTCCTGCACCAGCAGCAACCTTTAAATCTGGTTCAAAAACACTTAAATTAACTAGTAGTTCTATTAATTCCAATGCTGTTAATGTAAGATTTACTCAAGAGACATTCCACAATAATGGAGTTGTTAATTCTAATGTATATACTGAAAGTGTTACTGTTAGAAGACCTCCATCAGCATTGACTGGTAACGCTACAAGAAGAGATCCACTATCGCAAACGTTCAGGACAGATAATACTGGTGGTTTCTTAACCAAGATTGGTCTTTTCTTTAAAGCAAAAGATGAAACTGAAAAGGTTTTTGTAGAGATAAGAGAAACTGATATTGGAGGAACACCAAAAAATAAAGTTGTTCAAGATTTTGCTAGAGTCGGTATCTTGCCTGCAAATATTACAGTTTCTACAGATGGAACATCTGAAACAGTTGTAAATCTACTTTCTCCATTATATTTACAAGCTGATACCCAATATTCTTTAACTTTATCATGTCCAACATCCGATGAATATGAAGTTTGGGTTGGTGAAACAAATCAACCAACAGTAGCAACTCAAAATTATCCTGCTGCTGATCAGATAATATATTCCAATCAATATACTGGTGGTAATCTATATAAACCACAAAATGGATCTGTTTGGTCTCCAGTAATTTCTGAAGATTTGAAATTTAAATTATACAAAGCAGAATTTGCTTCTACATCTGGGATCGTATACTTTAATAATCCATCAATTTCCGTTGGAAGCACTTACACTTCGGCAGATGCAAATATCCCACATTTAGTAAATAATCCAATCAAAACCCTACCACGTAAGTTAATTGTTGGTATGTCAACTTCTCAGGCACTTGGAAGTATTCTTGTTCCTGGCGTTAAAGTTACTGAAGGTGATAATAATGGTATTATTGAATTTGTAGGTGGAAACGTTGGAACTGTTAATATTAGCACTGTAGGTGTAGGTTATTCAAATGGAACCTTTAATAATGTTCCATTATATACTATTTCTGGTAACGGTTCTGGTGCAACAGCAAACGTTACTATCTCTGGAAATGGTGTAAATGCTGTTTCACTAGCATCAACTGGAAATGGTTATAGACAGGGTGATTTACTTGGAATTACGACCAGTTCTGTTGCTGGAACTGGTAATGGTGCTCTAATATCTGTTAATACTGTTCCAAATATTGATACGCTCTATCTCACTAACATGAATGGTGAATTGTTTGATACTGGAGATACTATAGCATACCATGATGGAAGCACACTTGTTTCCATGGCAGGAACAATAGTTAGAGGAACGTCAGTAATTCCAGATGAAATTTATGCTGGAAATGTATTTGAAGTTTCCCATTATAATCATGGTATGCACTCAAACAGTAATATTGTAAATATTAGTGGTGTTGAACCAAATACCTCTTCTAGCACAATATCTGCTGCGATTGTATCCACAAACACTACAGTTTCTGTTGCAAATACCGCATTATTTGCATTATTTGAAGATTCTCCTGTTACTGCAACTAATCCTGGATATGTTATCGTGAACGATGAAATTATTTCTTACAAACAAATTAATGTTGGATCTTTAGAAATTGTTGCTCGTGGTGAAAATGAGTCAACAATTAGAAATCATGCTGTTAATGATGAAATTCGTAAATATGAATTAAATGGAGTTTCTCTAACTCGTATTAATAGAAAGCATGATATGCCAACTGATCAATCTTTAGTTACTAAGAGGAATATTGACACATATCATCTTCAGGTTGAAAGACCAAGCACTAAAACTGGTGGAACAACTCAATTAAATTTCAATACCGAAGGTTCTTTTGGTGGCACTAATTGTAGTGCATCTCAAAATATTCAATTTAATGAGATAATTCCCTACTTTAATATTGTAAATCCAGGAGATACAAGTATTTCTGCAACACTAAGAACAGTTTCTGGAACTAGTGCTGGTGG